AAGAAGAGGAAATTTATACTCTCGGTCTTCCAAAGGAAGAACCCCTTCATTGTAGGGACCGATGATTGGTTGCAAGGTTAACTTCGGATTATGTCGATAAAGCAGCGGTTTCGTAAAGAAACTTCTCTCCTGAACCAGTCCAAGACTGGAACGAGGAGGCCGCTCATCTCTTTCTACATAATCCCTCTTCTCTTTCTCAATAAAGTAACCCCAACGACGTTGGAAAGAAGTAATTCTATTCTTAACACCATCGGGTTTAACAAATCCTAACCCTCCTTTTGAAAAGGGAAGGAAAAGATTAAATTCCCCATCTCTTGTTGATCGAGAGATGAGTTGACGATTATAATGTATGAAACGGCGGTGTGTTCTATCCGGACGGACAGAGTTCGCCACAGTTTCATTGTAAAGAGCCCAGATAGGAGCATCTTTTGCTGCATCCCTCCCAGTCAATTTTGATTGACCAGTAAGTAATCCAGTATTCAGATATCCTAAAAAGGTAAAATCTTTACCATTATAATTGTACAACTGGGAATTCACAGTTAATACTTTTGGGTGAACATAGTTCTTACCCAGAGAAAGAGAAAAACCCACTCGGGACGTCTCTTCAAGCCATAGAGAGTATAATTCAGGATCGGAGCGGAAAAGAATATCGTCCCCGTTAACTAAAACGGGAAGATCCTCCATTTTCACTCCTCTCCTTAGATATCTCTCTAAGGCAACCCAATAACAAACCAAATTAATGGTACAGAGAATAGGAAAGGATAAAACCGATCCCATCAACTGTCCATTAGTTTGAGTGAAACTCGAAAGAGCTCCACCTGACTTTTTGACCATAGTCTCTGGATAATGGATCTTCTGTTCATAAAGAACATCACGAAGGAGATCCTTATCTAGAGGCTTGAGTTGACTACGGACTAAGGAAGCTTCAAAAGCATTCTTAGTAAACCACAGATTCAACCCATCGGTTGCCGCCGAATAATCACCGGATACCCAGTTAGGAAAGTCTAAGCCAAGCTTAGATTCCCGATCAAGTAACCGATGAAGATCCGTCGGATCGAGTGGTCGATTAGTCAGTGAGAATTGGGGGAACTTTGAAAGGTAAGACCAAAGGTCTTTCTGATAGAATCTGGAAAACCAGTATTTAAAAGAATCACCTTTGGTAATCAATCTTACCTTTAAAGGTTCGCAAACTGCAGAAACTTTTACATCTGAGACACCTAAACAGGCGTAGGACCGGACCTCATCGAGTGTAGGTTTATACAAACCGTGTATTTCCTCAACTTGACCAGGGGCGATCTCTACCATGTCCAATAGTGAATCAAATGAAAGTTCTGCTTGAAGAGTCTTTCGTATATATTCTCTTGCTCCTCCTTCACTTCTCACAGCTTGCCAAGAGGCAGCTGGAGACGCCTCGACTAGTCGAGGTTTAGATGGAGGAAATCTTTTGAAGAAGCGATAGAAATAGATTTCGTAGTTGACATAGTCTTCTACAGCGACAGATGGTTGGTAACTTAAAGCAGCTTTGTGTTTGAGCATAGAATCCATGATAAAATCATCGGATACTACTGCACATCCACGTTTAACTCCTTGAAGATAACCAGCCCAAAGTCTAGTATTTCTATTGTTGAAAGAGATGAGTCGATTCTTTAGGATCCGACGAATCTTCCCTCGAAAGACAAGAGGATTTATACAAAATCCCTCAGGAACATGGGGAAGTTCCTGTTGCAAGTACCTAGCCATAGGCCAGGCTGTTGTGTACTTCGCGAATTTAATAAAAGACCCGCGAGGCCAATCTTTGGCTTGAATAAACAAGTCAAGTTGGTCGACCAGTGGAAGGAGACCAATTTTGGGGATGCTATCATTGAGGACCTCAAGTACTGAACGACTGTACTTAAGAGCTTCGAAGACAGAATCTCCTGGAATCTTCCACAAAGTCGGTGTTCTCTTCTCGCCGCCAAGAATAGATAGACACTCGATAAATCGAGTATTATCCTTCTTAGCGTTTAAGCGGAAGAGGACTTCTCTTTCCGGACCACTCCGGAACAGGGAGCCGATCATCTCATCGAGCAAGGTTAAGCCATTTAATGGCTGAGACCTAGTGCGTGTAATTTCTCT